TAATTTTCATAGCCTGTGTTATTTTATTAGGTTTTCAATTTCACTGGGGTTTGTCGTGCCATACTTAGCGAGCACTCTCACGAGCAATGCCTCGGCCTTCTTAAAGGCCGCGCTTTGCTTGTTTGCATTACTATAGGCAACGTGTGCCCTTCGTATGTCTTTTATCTCCGTGTTCATAGTAATTCAGCTTTTTGGTTCGCTAAGAAATTGCTCCAGTCGGTACTCGTTTCATTGTAAACCTGTGCAATTTCATCTTTGAAGGCTCGTGAGTTACTGAATACATCAGTATTATACAACGCACTATTAAAGTTGCCGTACAATTTTAGTACGAAATCAACGCCATATTTTCTCTCGATGCGGCTCAATGTCTTTTGATTCTTGGTGAGCATAACAATTATATTTTAGAAAATTAGTAAACGAAAAAAGGGCGCAACCAATAAGGCGCGCCCAAAAAAGGAACGAATAAAAGAGAAGGCGCAACCAATAAGGCGCACCTATCCCTTTGTGTTAATTCACGGGTGGGCGTACCTGTACCCGTGAACCTATGCCGTTTTTATTGTGGCTCTCAATTTTGCGACCATAGGCCGCGCGTTCGCTTAGCGAAAATTCAGTACAGCATCCCCGCGCGTTTTAGGGCGCGCTTGGCTAACTTTTGCGCTTTATTGCTCATGCTCTTGTCAATCTTTGCGCTATGCAAATTATCAACTTGAGCCGTGCGAACCCGTGCGGCATGGTTCCGCGCTTGCCCTTTACGAACCTTTGCGCTCGTTAGGGTTTCGCGCGTATTTTTGCCAAGCGTGGACTCACGCGCAAGAACGAAAAGCATTTTAAGCGTTTTTAGGCTTAATTTCAGCCTTGGCGGCTTCTAAAATAGCGTAAAGCGTTGCAGTATCGTAGGTATCAACGAATTGTCCCAAACGAATAGTACCTAACCTTTTTAAGTTCGTACTCTTAAAAGATTCAAAGTGAATCGCTTGGTTTCGGCTAATGCCCAAAGTACGAAGGTATTTCGCTCCGTTCTTGGCATCGAATCCCTTTGCCTTGATGATTATACGGAGCGCATAGGCTACAGCCTCTTGCTCCGTTTCGGCTCCGCCAATTTTAGCAACGATGTTGCCTTTTGTATTTATTTGAGATAAAACCAACATAGTGAATTTAATTTAATCGGGCATCGTTGCCCTTACCTATTAAGATGCAAGAGCCGTGCCAAAGTGTTGAAAAGTTGAAAAACTTTTAAGGGGTGAAAAGACAAACTTCAGGAAAATGACTATTTAGAATTGTTCTAAATAATGAATTTTAGGCAACAAAAAAGCCGCCCGAAGGCGGCTCTATGGTTTTCATATTGTCGGTTTCTTTAGGTTATTTATTATCGGTTGTGCCTTTGTACCATCCATCAACCCGAAGGTTATGTTTTAGCACACTAATTAAGGGGTTATCATTTTTGCGCCTCTTTTCTACTTTTTTTGTCCACTTCATATCGTTGGTTTCTTTAGTCGGCTTCAGTGCCGCTTATTGTATTTCAAATGTCGTGCCAAAGGGGTAAGGTAATTTACCTAATTGGGGAGCAAGGGTGAAATTTGTTTTGTGCCTTGGGTAAGGTAGGGTGAGTACCTCGCCCGAGCGGGGAACAATGCGTACCTAATGCTTCGCTGTACCAAGGGCACGACCGAACCGAGAAAAGCCAAAAAAGTGCAACAAGGCAAGCGCGAAGGGACACCCCGTGCCTGTTGGCAATCCGTTTTGGTTTGTGTGTGGCTGTGTGTGTGGGGTAGTATAGTCCCCAAAAAACGAATTTCTCACCAGAAAAAACGTCCACACCGGACGTTGGTGATTTTGCTGTTATTTAGATTGGTTCTAAACTGTCTTTACGCTGCTGTGTAATGATGGAATGGCAGTTGGCACAGCGTATTGCGCATTTGCGTATTTCGTTCTTTATAAGCTTGATGGAATTGCCTTGGTAAATCATATCCGAGACGTTTTTGTGCTTATCGGATAGGTGGTCAAACTGGAGGACTCTGTGGTCTGTTATGCCGCAGTCTGTGCATTTCCCGTGAAGACGCTTGTATCGGTCCACGAATGCTTTGTTTCTGTTACGTTGGTATCTATTCTGCGTTACGCGTGTCTGTGGATTCTCCTTGTACCACCTTGCGGAGCCTGCTGCGGAGCATTTCTTACAGGAGGACTGCAGTCCATCTGTTTTGCGTTTGTTCTTGGAGTATTCTGCTGCAGTTTTCACCTCTCGACATACCGAGCAGGGTTTAGAGCTGTTATCCAGTGATGTCATAGAAGAAGTTGTCATCGTCGCTTGTAGCCCATTTGTCGTGGCTTTCACAGTGATACTTCTGCATGTTCAGTTTGTAGTCTGGTATTTTACCAAATGGGTCGGACACCATGCTTGGCTCTGCCCATAGGATTCTGTTATTGGGATATGCACAGAAGTATCCATCTTGTAGTTCGATGATGTGTGCTGCTTTATGCTGTGATGGTTCTTCTGCGAAGGACGTTGATATTCCTCTTGACATATCCGCATCCCAGTCGACTGTAAAGCGGTATATGCCTTCACGTTTTGTTCTGTCTTTCATCATTACCTGACAGCGTTTTCCTTTTAGGAACATAAACTGTACTACGTGTGGGCTGTATGAGAAGCAGTCCCATAGCTGTAGCTCGTGGAATGGCAGTGCTGGTGCTTCTGGTTTATCAAATGGAACTAGTGCCGAGATGGGGATTTTATCGTATACGGCACCTATGTCTGTCATTACAAGGAACAGCATTGCTGTGTTTTGAAGGCTTTTAATGGCAAATGCGGTACCTTCTACTAGTTCACCGTGTCCTGATTCGAGGTTACACAGGTACTCTTTGCGTATGTAGCACTCTATAGGTGGTATGTTTACGTTCATAGGATAAATATACCGCTGCACGCAGGTTTATTCATCGTATTTGTAGTCAATTGTGAAGAAAAAGAAGCTATGAACCTACTGAACACAGTACACCCTTATTGTGCGAGCACTGGCGTAGTCTAGAATTGTAGTAGTCTGTAGTCTTTCGGTTTGCTTGCCCCTGCCTTAAACAGGGGCGGCGCTTTGCCGCCGGGACTGTTGATTGTTCTGCTTGTATCTAACCTAGATGGTAAAGTTAGTGCATATTTACCTAAAAAGATTCACTTTGTTTATAATTTACCACCATTGTTAAAAAAATGGAGAGGGGAGCCCAAAAGCTCCCCATCACTACTTCAGCCAGTTGTAGTACTGCTTGGTGCGGGTAGCTCGGTCCTCAAGACCGTGCGTACCGCCATTCACCCGCTTGGTTAGCGCTAAGATGGTCTCATCGGTAACACCCTTGTCGCAGATGGCCCACAACTTGTTATTATCAAAGAAGAACCTAGCACTATCAAAAGCATACTCAGCAGCAACAGCATCCGGACTGTCCACTAGCTCAGGCTTACCCAACCACCTAGCAAACGCCGCGTAGTTGTTCTTACCAGTAAGCTGCAGCGCTCCACGACCACGGTACTTCCATCCGTCACCAGAGGCCTCATCACCGTTGCCCATCCTAGAGGCATAAACGCGGTTAGCTATCTTCTCAGGATTCCGCTCGTACTTGGCAGCAACAGCAGCGTCAGCAAAGTATTTCTTGAAGGTACCAAGCAATCCCTTAGACGAATAGTTGAGGTTCTCAGAGAACGCCTTAAAGCCACCGGTCTCATGGGCTGTCTGGCCAAAGAAGTGCGCGGCCTGCTCCGGGGTCATACGGAAGTGCTTAGCGGCAGCCTTGATGGTTCCGGGGCCAAACGCCCCATCGGCTGTTACGCCGATGTTTTCCTGTAGTTTCTTTACGCTCATCGCCCCTGGGAGTTATAAGGCTTAGAGTAGTTTTTACTCGCCTTGTTACTAGAGGCGCTCTTGGAGTGCTTTCCCCTCTTCTTGCTCTTGCTTACATATTTAGCAACAGCTAATCCCTTTGTCTTTGCAGCCATCGTTCACGTGTTATGTTCGAGTGTAAAACTACTAACTTTGCCTCATCTACTTATGTTTGAGAACAAATAAACAAGGCAATAGTGAACACCAAGAAATACACAAAAGGAGGCGCTCTAAAGCCCGTACCATCAGAAAAGAAAGGCCTATCTAAGCTACCCACCGAGGTACGCAACAAGATGGGATATATGATGGGCGGCGGTAAGATGGGCATGATGTACAAGAACGGAGGCAAGCAAGACCCACCTCGTAAGAAGATTACCGACGTAATCGACCGCAACGGACGCCCAATCTCTCCTATGCGTCGTGAAGTAGAAGCAATGTTCTCGAAGTTCAAAGGAGAGGTCTACCCAGGACAGGCAGCAAAGACAGAAAAGACCTTTATGGCCAACGCCAAGGCCCGCGAGATGGAAAACCTTACCGAGATGCGCAACGCACTAAAGAAGTCTGACCCGGACGCCGTTGCAGCATTTGACCGTGGCCTCAAGGCTAAAGGCATGATGGTGGCCAAGCGCCCAGTCAAGAAGATGATGGGCGGTGGCAAGATGGAGTACGCCATGGGTGGTATGATGGGAAAGAAAATCGAAAGACTTGAGAATCGAGAAAAAAGCCTTGTAGCACGCGGAAGCAAAGCCGTAGACGAGGGTAGGGAGCGTAAAGCCGACCGACTTCTCGGAAGGGCGGCACGCGTAGAAAACCGTTTAATAAAGGCAAAAGAGTCAGCCCCCGTCAAAAAGATGATGGGCGGTGGTAAGATGGATATGATGTATCAAAAAGGCGGTAAGATGGACATAGCTACGGGAGGAAAACGCCCGAAAACGCCTTCTGGTCCATACAACAAGACCAAAGACAACAACAGCTACATCTCAAACGACGTAGATATGAGCCCAGCCATTAAAAAGCAGATGATGGCCCTTCGTCAGGCAATGATGTACTTCACAGGGGTTAGTCCAAAGAACAAGTAATATATTTGTAACCTACAAAATGTAAAAATGAAAAAGTATCGCGCAACAAAAATGGCCAACGGAGGAAAGACCCCCGTTAAGCCACCCGTAAAAGTCCAAGGAGCAACAGTCGTTGCTAAAAAGGGCGAAGGCATAAAGACTCAGGGCTTTGCAACCTCAGATTACTTACAAAAAAGGGACAGCCTAATGACTGCTGGAGTTTCTGACTTTATGAAGGGCAAACCAAAGGATTACAAGATATCCGATGCTGAGCGCAGCAATATAAAGGACAAAGTACGAGCCGAGCTCATCAAAGGCGGTCAGCAGTTTTATGCTCCCGTATTCAAGGAAACAGGGGCTAAACTAACACCAACTCAATTGGCCGACAAAAAGCGCCTCGAAGAAGAGCAGCGCAAAAAATCAGCCGCTGGATATGGCGTACGTCCGGTAGCATATAAAAAATAGTACTTAAATAAAAAAGGGGGCCCAAAAGCCCCCTTCTTATTTATGGTTACTCCACTATTTAAGGCGGACGAGGCCTCTTAGTGTTCCGCCATACATACTCATATAGTAAACATCGCATTCCTCAAAATGGAAGATGTAACCAAAGACTGTTACGTCGCTCTTCGGAATTTTAGTTGCGTTGATACACGCACTGCCTAGGTCAGAATACAATTTGTACGCTCGATAGTCTGCGCTGTCTGAACTATTCAGACCTTCAATGACATAGTCGTAAACCCCAGGCTCGTATTTTACGAGTTTAATATCCTCAAAGGCGAGTGCTAATTTGGCATTAAGCTCAATAGCTTCAGGGGATTTTAGTTGTGCATTAGCTTGAAAACCAAGGGTTGCGGCTAGAAATAAAATGATGTTTTTCATGATGGTTGGATTTAATTGAAAGGCAAATGTATGTAAAATTTTGAATTGACCAAATAAAAGCAAAAAAAATTTCAAATACCCAAAGGCCAAACAAGTTTGGTAACTTTGAGGCATGAAGACCAGTAGGTATTACGCAGGAAACGCCGAGGCACGAGCTAAAAAGGCTGAGTACGATACCGAATACCACTCCACACGACAGCGAAAGAAGTACCGCGCCTTCCTAAATAAGAAGAACCGCAACGCTGGCACCTATGGCAACGGCGACGGTAAAGACTACGACCACGACGAGCAACGTATGATGCCCGCATCACGCAACAGAGCAAAAAAATGACCGGAGTAGAGTTTGAAGACTGGCTAGAGGAGCTAGAGGAAGCCAAGCAGCCTAGCTGCAATATAGACAACCCCGAAGACTGCGAAGCTTGTGGCAGCTAATACTAAATTAGGCGAGATGTATCGCTCGGTCTGTGCATACCCGGGCCGCCCAGGATTCTACACCTCCGACAAAGGTGCTGACCACGACTATATCGACGCATATTACGCAACAGAATTTGAAGGAAAGCGAGAGAGCGTCTCAAACGTACTCGAGCTAGGCGTGCAGTGGGGCGGAAGCCTTATGCTGTGGAGCTCGTGGTTCACCAACGCTAAGGTCGTCGGCCTTGACATCTATGAAGCAGTGCCTCAGCACTACGACGAGATGCGCGGAGACCGTGAGTTCCCCAACGTAGAGATACGCATACAAGATGGATACGCCAATCCGGTAATAGCAGAGCATCAAGACAACTTCTATGACTATATCATAGACGACGGCCCGCACAGCCTTGAGAGCATGATACTTGCTGTTGAGAAGTGGCTTCCTAAGATTAAGCCCGGAGGAAAGCTAATAATAGAAGACGTCCAGAACTACGATTGGTTTGAAAAGCTTGAAAGGAAAGTCAACCAAGAATTGGCTACGGAGTTCCGCAGATTTGACTTCCGCAAGAACAAGAACCGTTCCGACGATATGATTTTTGAGGTTACCAGAAGCAAGTAGCTACTCTAGGCCTTCGGTGGTGTGGGTAATCTTAAAAGACTCCTCACCATAAATCTTCCGGTACATGCGCGACACTAAAAGTCGCGCTTTCTGGGTGATGGCATACCGCACGCGGTAGTTGTACTTGGTCTCCTCCCTGAAAAACATATCCTCCTCCTTATTTGAGGGGGTAAGCTTCTCGAAGTGGTTGTAGATATACCCTTTTGCCTTTAGGGTATGCATATATCTCTTTATAATCTGTTTCTTGCTGCGCATCATAGCCTCCGCCAAATGGTCGATAGTCCAGAACTCAAGGTCATAGGTAAACAGCAGTATATCCAACTCCGTGGGGTTGAGGTCGTGATTCTCTTTTGCATCACGATACATAAACGTAATGTACTTCAGGTCGTTTCTTAAAATAAACTTTGGGTCAATTTTGGAGAATTCCCTGAACAGCTTCTTTCGGCTAACCCTACTTTTAGGCATATCAGTATCTTTGTTTCAAAAGTACTCAAATGGCGACTCTTAGCGGAACAAAAATTAAAGATACCTTCTCACTTCTTTTGAAGATGGCCTCATCTGCGGCATCATCATCGGAACAGGTGGTTCAGGATGGCGCAGGCAACAACACGGCGTTAAAGTTGTCTACCGACACGGTGGAATCTACAGGCGATTTTAAGTGCACAGGCACCGTCAGCACCTCTACAACCGATGTGTCAGCGCTTATGCTGAGCTCAACGGGGGTGTTCGTGCAGCGTAACCTAAGCACCAACCCCATTGGTACCACATCGGTAACAGCAAACTCCCCAGTCGGAGCGACAGGTAGCACTATAGGGCTACTGGCAGCTAGCTCCCTTTCCCAGCTTACCGAAACGACCGCGGCAACGACCGATAAGTTCCTCATCTACGACCAGTCTGCCAGCGCCTACAAGTACATCACCCTGATAGACCTTTCTGACTTTGTGGTGAACACAGGGGCTACGGTAGTTCCTAACTTATTCTTGGCAAGACCAGAGGCTACATCTTCAATAGGAACCGCAAATACCTTTGTCGGGTTTGCTGAGACTAACGGTCAACTTTCTACAGGCGCGACAGACGCCGCAACGTCTTGTGTGGCATTTGGCGGCGCATCAGCTAGTGTCACTACCGTTGACGCAGTGGGCATTCGAGACAATCTTCGCTTGAGCATCGCGTCTATGTATGAGATTAAGGCTTCCGTAGAATACATTGTGGCAGCGGGAACTCCGACAATTACAACTCAAATATTCTTAAATGACGGGGCAAGTTCTGCGGTCCTCATGGCTGACAAGCTAGTAGTAGGAGCCACTGGTACTTATACCGTCAATCTCACTCACTACCTATACGTCGCTACTGCGCCAAAAGATATCGGGTTAAGGGTTTCCTCTACGACTGCCGCGACACTGACAAAACAGACTAGTTTTACTGTAACCAACCTAGGAAACGCAGTAACGTAAGTCGATGAACATAGAAAAGCGCGTAGAGGTCTTTATCCACATAAGGGAGAAGATTGACGAAATCTTTGATATAATCAAGGCCAACAAGCTAGAGCAAGATTTTATGGCCACCTACTGCTTTGGCCTAGTCTGTGATGAAGACCAAGACTCCGAATCAGCAAAATATGAGTTTATAGCGGGGCACAGCGTAGAAGAATCTGAAGAGTTAAATATGATGTTTAACGTAGTAGCGCATAACTTTGTCTCACAGGCTGGCGACGACGAACTGCCGACAGACTCAATTGAATACTGGCTAAAAAAATAATGGAAATTAAATGGAACTTATTAGAAAAATTATCGTTGGGCAAAACCCCAAGGATGCCATGGCGTACTTCGTCGGGCAAAAAACAGGAGACGCGGTAGTTGACTCAATCGTTCAAGATGAGCGGGCGCTTTCAATAAATGGAATTCGCAGATATCTTATCTATATTTACACCAAGGATAAGGGCATCATGCTATGGAAGACCATTGACGAAATGCCTTGTTTAATTGAACATGATTGTGATTTTTGATGAAGCCAATTAGATTTTTTATAGTCAAAGTACCAAAGGCGACAAAAGATACCATCGAGATAGCAGGTCAAGAGATGTACCTGGACAGTAGGTTTGACGAGTTCGCACACCGAGCCCACGAAGGCGAGGTGATGGGAGTCCCCGAGCTGTATAAAACGGGAGTAAGTGTGGGAGACACCCTGTATTTTCACCATCACGTGGTGATAGGCGGCAACCACATGGTTTACGGCAACCAACAGCTAAAAGATGCCAAGCTACGCCGCGGGCAGTTTATATACGAAAACGAAGACCTGTACTACGTGCGGTGGGACGGCGGATATGACCCCCATAGCTGTCAGGCCTATGCCTACAAGTGCAAGAAGACGCAAGAGATACGCCTGCTTGGAGAATGGATATTCCTGACACCAGCACCGCAGGAGGACGAGCTACAAAGCGACGTCCTCGAAATAATACAGGAGAAGAAGACCTACAACCAGTACGGATACATCAAGTACCCGTCAGCCAAGCTTGAGGAGCTTGGCCTGCACCCCGGAGACAAGGTGTTCATACAAAAGAACGCCGACTACTCCATGGAGGTAGACGGAGAGCTGCTATACCGAGTTTTACTAGTACACATATATGCACAAGTCCAAGAACAGCTTTGACAACATCGGCACCGCCAATAGGCTTATCGCCGCAATGGAGATAGCCATCGAGAATATGATTCAGGAGATTCAGAAGCCGGTGGACCAAGAGCTATCCGGCTCACAGAGGAAGGCAGAGCTGCAGTCGATAAAGCAAACGGCGATAGACGCCAAAGAGCTTATTATAGAAAGAGAGAAGCTTCAGACCATCATAAATCAACTTCACGAACATGGGGAAATCACAGAACAAAAAGACTACTCCGGAGGGTTCGCAGAGCAATACTCTCGGTGAAAACTGGGTGTTCGTATACGTCACCAATCGCCCCGCCGAAAAGCCATAGACAATGGCTGGACTGGTAACGCATGCTGACTTCAATGGGTTTGTAGTCAATATATGCCACGATAGCACTAGCGGTGATATCGAGGTTATTGGCGATTTACCCATACAGCTGCCGGTAAGGCCCATCAAGAAAAAAATCCTATTCTACGACAAACCCCATAGCGAACAGTTCTGGACAAGGCAGGAGATGCCCGAAGAGCTGCAGCGCATAAAGGGGATGGACGAGTGGATGGCGATACCCGAGGAGTTTCGAAAGAGGTACACCGCATATATCTCGCAGGAGTTTGAGCGCCGCCGCAAAGGGCTGTGGTTCTATAACAACGGTGTGCCCACATACATCACCGGTAACCACTACTTCTTCCTGCAGTGGTCTAAGATTGACATCGGGTATCCTAAGTTCCTGGAGTTCCAAAGGCTTCTGTTTACTCACTTAGAGGCCTGTAGTGTCGACAGCCGATGCCTAGGGCAGGTGTATGTAAAATGCCGCCGCTCGGGATACACGCAGATGACGTCTTCGGTGCTGGTAAACGAGGGGTCGCAGGTGAAGGAGAAGCTGTTGGGCATTATGTCCAAGACAGGGGGCGACGCGCAGGAGAACATCTTTATGAAGAAGGTGATGCCGATATACAAGTCTCTGCCGTTCTTCTTCAAGCCCATCCAGGATGGAACGACAAACCCTAGGATGGAACTCGCCTTCCGAGAGCCCTCCAAGCGCATCACCAAGAAGGTGAAGACCGCCACCCGTGGCGATGCACTCAACACGGTCATCAACTGGAAGAACACCACCAACAACGCCTATGACGGGGAGAAGCTGCACATCCTCTACATGGACGAAGCGGGCAAGTGGGAAAAGCCTACCGATATAAGGGAGTCGTGGCGCATCCACCGCACCTGCCTTCTCGTGGGTAGGAACATCGTAGGCAAGGCTATCGTGGGAAGCACCGTCAACCCCCTCGACAAAGGGGGTCGGCAGTTCCGAGACCTTGTGATTAACAGCGACACCACCATAAGAAACGAAAACGGCAGGACAAAGAGCGGACTCTATAAGCTGTTCATTCCGGCCTACGAGGCACTAGAAGGCTTCTTCGATGTGCACGGACAGGCGGTGATAGATGACCCGGAATCTACGATGGAGGGCATCGACGGTAACGATATTGTCATCGGCGCCAAGACATTTCTGAAAAACGAGAGGAAGGCGCTAGTGGACGACAGCTACGAACTCAACGAGGTGATACGCCAGTTTCCCTTTAGCGAAGCGGAAGCCTTTAGGGACAGCGCTAAGTCATCGGTCTTTAACGTGCAAAAGATTTACGAGCAGGTGCAGTACAACCAAGAGCTGTACCCCAATCCTGTGCTACAGGGTAATTTCGTATGGAAAGACGGCCAGCAAGACACTGAGGTGTATTTTAAGCCCGACGCCAACGGCAGGTGGCGTGTCGCCTGGATGCCTCCCTTTGAGCTTCGTAACAAATCGGGGCCACAGAACAATTGGCTTGGTGTAGGAGGAGTAGACTCCTATGACATCGACGCCACGGTGGATGGCCGCGGCTCTAAAGGCGCGTGCCATCTATACAACAAGTTCAACCTGCTGCATCCCGCGAATATGTTCGTCGCAGAGTACGCCTCTCGTCCGCCGCTGGCTAAAATATTCTACGAGGATATTCTGATGGCCGCCAAGTTCTACGGCTATAGCATCCTTATCGAGAACAACAAGTATGGCATCGCTAGGTACTTCGAGCAGCGCGGATACGACAACTATCTGCTAAACCGCCCTGAGCACCTAGGCTCCGGATACGGCAGCAGCACTAAGACAAAAGGCATCCCCTCTAACTCACAGGACATCATACAGGCTCACGCCCAGGCGATTGAGGCATACATCCACTTCCACGTGGGCAGGAACGAGGAGACTGGAGAGTTTGGAAAGATGTACTTTGAAAGGACCCTTGAGGATTGGATTGGCTTTAAGGTAGACGACCGAACTGCATTTGACTTATCAATATCTAGCGGTCTTGCGCTTTTAGCAGCGCAAGGCACCACGATAAAAAAGGAGAAAACAGACTTTAACGTCAAGAAATTCTTTAGGCCCGGTCGGGTCATCTTACGCTAAATCATATAAGTATATTTGCATATTAGCCCGTAGTGGATTATGCAGAGAGATTATACATCAAAAGGCCAGTCTTCATACCCAGACCCGTTAGCGAGTACTGAGGAAAAGATGAAGCAATCCTATGGCCTTCAGTACGCTAAGGCCATGTACGCCCAGTGGATTGGTGTCGATTACGACAACTCACTCTACGGACGTAGGTTTAAGGAGATGCAGAACAACCGAGATTATGCTCAGGGAACGCAGAACACATCAATATACCGACAGATACTTAGCTCCCTAGATGCTAACAACGGCGACGGGGCGATGCTGACATTGGACTACACCCCCGTGCCTATCATCCCGAAGTTCGTAAGGATTATCGTAAACAAAATCCTATCGCGTAAGCCATACCCACAGGTGCAGGCCATAGACCCCCTGTCAAGAAGCGAGAAGGACAAAAAGAAAAACGCCGCCGTCCTGCGCGTCGAGAACAAGGCGATGCTTCAAGAGGCTAAGTCTTTGGGGCTGTCGCTGCGTGTAGACCCAGACTCTTTACCAGACACCCCCGAGGAGACAGAAATTTTCTTGGACACCAACGTAAAGACAGACGCCGAGATTGCCGCACAGCTAGCAACAGAGATGACGCTCACGTGGAATGACTTCGACGACGCCATCTACCGCCGCTGTATCGAGGACCTGGTGACCTGCGGTATCGCCATCATCAAAAGAACCAACGACCCCAACTACGGAATCAAAGAGCAGTATGTGGACCCTGCGTACTTCATCCACAACTACACCGACGACCCCACCCTGTCGGACCTCACATACGCTGGGCACTTCCGCACCGTTACCATCATGGAGCTGAAGAGGCTTGCGGGAAACCAGTTTACCGAGGAGCAATATCAGAAGATTGCCTCCACGGTAATGAACAAGTACGGAAACGACCCGCTTCGATACACCACCCAAGGTGCTGACTACGACTCGCAGGGAAGCCGTTACCGTTATGGCTACGACGACTACAAGGTGCAGATTATGGACTTTGAGTTTATGTCTGTCGACGACATAATTTTTGAGAAGAAGACCTCCAAGTTCGGCAACATCGGGTTCTACCACAAAGGCAACAGCTACAACGCACCCCAGCAGTCTGTATTCGACCGCGAGGCGGTGTATATGAAGAACGCAACGGTATACGGAGGGATTCTTATTGTAGGAACAGATATGCTGTTCAACTATGGGGTGCAGAAAAACATTCCCAAGAACGCCCACGATATCGCCCGCGCACGCCTCTCATATTCTGCCTCAGCAACGAACCTGCGTGGTATGATTCCAAAGTCGATGGTCTCTAGCGTCATCGGATTCGGAGACATGCTGCAAATCACACACCTAAAGATTCAGCAGTCTATCGCTAAGGCAAAGCCGGATGGATTGATTATCGACATCGAGGGACTTGAGAACGTACAGCTAGGCCGTGGCGGTGAGCTACAGCCACTAGAGATTCAAGATATCTACGAACAGACGGGTGTATTCTACTACCGCTCTAAGAATCCAGAAGGTGGGTTTCAGAACCCACCGATTAGAGAGATTGGAAACTCTATCCGTAACATCCAGGAACTAGTTTCACTTTACAACCACTATCTGCGTATGATTCGTGATGCCACGGGCATCAACGAAGTGGTAGACGCGAGCACCCCAAAGGGCGATGCGTTGGTAGGAGTAAGAGAGCAGGCTATCGCCGCCTCTAACAACGCCACCTACGACATCACACATGCCGCTAAGGTGCTATATAAGAAGGTTTGTGACGATATAGTACGCTGCCTACAGGTGATACCGCCAAAGAGCGTTATATACAAGGTTTACACCAACGCCATCGGCGAGACCAATATGGCTGTTCTAAGTTCCTTTGATAACCTGTCGATGTACAACTTCGGCGTTATCGTAATGGGGGAGATGGACGACCGCGCCAAGATATACCTAGAGCAGAACATCAACATGGCGCTATCTCAAAAAGAGATTGACCTGGAGGATGCCATCGCAATCCGACAGCTAAAAGACCCCGAGCAGGCCGAGAGATTGCTTGTGGTGCGCCGCAAAAAGCGTATGAAGTTAAGGATGGAAGAGGCATCGCAGCAGGCGCAGCTTACGGCACAGGCTAATGGCCAAGCGGCTCAAGTTGCCGCGCAGGCTAATATGCAGGCCGAGCAGTTAAAGGCTCAGCTAGAGGCGCAACGCATCCAGCTAGAGACTCAGGCAAAAGCCCAGCTTATGGAGCTTCAGCACTCTTACGATATGGAGCTGCAGGCGCTTAAAAATCAAGCTGTTATGGGTGTTGAGTCCACACGCACCCAACTTCAGGAGGCCAATGAGGAGATGAAGGAAAACAGGAAGGACGCTAGGATAGGTAAGCAAGCCCAGGCTCAGTCTAAACTCATCGCCCAGCGTAAAGGAGAGCGTGCTGAACTGGGCGCCGAAGACCTGCGCGATGCAGAAGATATCGCCGAACTTATGCTGTAATTAAAGAAGTAAATTTGTAGTATGTCATCTAGTTCTAATAATTGTAATGTCGTCGCAAACGTAAGCATAGCAACCAGGGTTGATATCGTATGTTGGCGAGGTGACACGTTTGTGCTTACCTCTACCATTGCTGATGTAGATGGTAACGCTGTTGACCTAAGTGTTTACACTTGGAAAATGGAGGTACGAGAATATGATAATGGACCACTAGTTATTCTTAGCACAAACATTACAATTACCGCAACAAACCTCGGTGTTCTTACTGTTACCATTAGTGCCGCAAACATGCTCGTAAACGCAGGAACCTATGTTTACGAAATTCAGGCTACAAACCCAACCCCTAACCCAGATACCGTGACTACATACTTGTATGGTCAATTCACTGTAACTCAAGATATTACTGCAAACTAAAATGGCTGGAGAAGTTGAAATTACCCTACCTGGACCCCTTGTCGTAGAAATTACCAACAATGGGGTTCAACAGCTCCCTGGCTCACCTGGCACCAAGGGGAGCAAGGGCGATGCTGGCCCTAAAGGCCAGAAAGGCCTTGCAGGTAAAGGAGATACTGGTGCTAAAGGAAACACCGGCCCCAAGGGAGACACTGGCGCTGGTACCAAGGGTACCGCTGGTGCTAAGGGCACTACTGGTCCCAAAGGAGACGTCGGACCCAAGGGAGACACTGGTGCTGGCACCAAGGGTACCGCTGGCGCTAAAGGTGCCACTGGTACTAAAGGAGATGCTGGCGCTAAGGGTGCCACTGGTGCTGGTACTAAGGGTATCACTGGTCCCAAAGGAGACTTAGGTCCTAAAGGAGATGCTGGCGCTAAGGGTGCCACTGGTGCTGCTGGTAAAGGCGGTGATAAAGGAGAAACTGGTGCTAAGGGAGACCCTGGTGCCAAAGGCGCCACTGGTGCCAAAGGTTCCACTGGTGCCAAAGGTTCCACTGGTCCTAAAGGAGATACTGGTGCCGCTGGTAAAGGCGGAGACAAGGGAGAACCTGGTTCCAAAGGAGACCCTGGTGCCAAAGGTTCCACTGGTCCTAAAGGCGCCACTGGTCCTAAAGGAGATACTGGTACCGCTGGTAAAGGCGGAGACAAGGGAGAACCTGGTTCCAAAGGAGACCCTGGTGCCAAAGGTTCCACTGGTGCCAAAGGAGCTACTGGTCCTAAAGGTGAACCTGGTGCCGCCGGTAAAGGCGGAGACAAAGGAGAAAAAGGTCAAGACGGTCTTGCTGGCGCTAAAGGGGCTACTGGCGCCAAAGGCTCCACTGGTCCTAAAGGTGAACCTGGTGTCGCCGGTAAAGGCGGAGACAAAGGAGAGACTGGCGCCAAGGGTAATACCGGTGCTGGTGCGAAAGGTACCACTGGTCCCAAAGGAGACGTTGGTCCCAAAGGAGAACCTGGTGCTGCCGGTAAAGGCGGTGACAAAGGGGCTCCTGGCGATAAAGGAGAAAAAGGTCAGGATGGCATTGCTGGTCCCAAAGGAGCTCCTGGCGCTAAAGGCACCGCTGGTGCCAAGGGCGCCACTGGTGCCAAAGGCTCTACTGGTGCTGCTGGCAAAGGCGGAGACAAAGGGGAAGCTGGCTCTAAAGGAGAAGCTGGCCCCAAAGGAGATGCTGGTGCTAAGGGCGCCACTGGTGCCAAAGGTTCCACTGGTCCTAAAGGAGATGGTGGCCCCAAAGGAGAACCCGGCGCTGCTGGTAAAGGCGGAGACAAAGGAGAAAAAGGCCAAGACGGTGCTACTGGTGCTAAAGGTGCCACTGGCGCTAAAGGGGCTACTGGCCCCAAAGGAGACGTTGGTCCCAAAGGAGAAGCTGGCGCTGCTGGTAAAGGTGGTGACAAAGGAGAGAAAGGTCAAGATGGTTCCACTGGTGCTAAAGGTTCCACTGGCGCTAAAGGTGTCGCTGGTCCCAAAGGAGATGCTGGTGCTAAAGGAGCCACTGGTCCCAAAGGTGATTTAGGTCCCAAAGGAGACACTGGCGCCCAAGGCAAGGGCGGAGACAAAGGAGAGAAAGGTCAAGACGGTGCTACTGGCGCCAAGGGTACCGCTGGTGCTAAAGGTGCCACTGGTCCTAAAGGAGAAGTTGGTCCCAAGGGAGAGGTTGGCGTTAAAGGTGCCGCTGGTGCTAAAGGCGCTACTGGTCCCAAAGGTGATTTAGGTCCTAAAGGAGACACTGGTGCTCAGGGTAAAGGCGGTGACAAAGGAGAGAAGGGCCAAGATGGCGCTACTGGTGCTAAGGGTACCGCTGGTGCTAAAGGCGCTACCGGCCCTAAAGGAGAAGTTGGTCCTAAAGGAGATTTAGGTCCCAAAGGAGACACTGGTGCTAAAGGTGCCACTGGTCCTAAAGGAGATTTAGGTCCCAAAGGAGATACTGGTGCTCAGGGTAAAGGCGGTGACAAAGGAGAGAAGGGCCAAGATGGTGCTACTGGTGCTAAAGGCACTGCTGGTGCTAAAGGCTCTACTGGTCCCAAGGGAGACATTGGTCCCAAAGGAGATTTAGGTCCTAAAGGAGATGCTGGTGCCAAAGGCGCCACTGGTCCCAAGGGAGAAGTTGGTGCTAAAGGCGCCACTGGGCCTCAGGGACCTCAGGGAGATATAGGCCTGAAGGGCAATATTGGCGCCACTGGCCCCAAGGGTGATTTAGGTCCCAAAGGAGACGTCGGCCCCAAAGGAGATGCTGGTGCTAAAGGAGCTACTGGCCCTAAAGGAGATTTAGGTCCCAAAGGAGATACTGGTGCCCAGGGCAAAGGCGGTGACAAAGGAGAAAAAGGTCAAGATGGTGCTACTGGCGCCAAGGGTACCGCTGGTGCTAAAGGCTCTACTGGTCCCAAAGGAGACATTGGTCCCAAAGGAGATGCTGGTGCTAAAGGTGCCGCTGGTGCTAAAGGAGCTACTGGTCCCAAGGGTGATTTAGGTCCCAAAGGAGACACTGGCGCTCAAGGTAAAGGCGGCGACAAAGGCGAGAAAGGTCAAGAGGGCCCTCTAGGCCCTCAAGGTCCCAAAGGAGACGTTGGTCCCAAAGGAGAAGTTGGTGCTAAGGGAACCACTGGTGCCAAGGGCGCTACTGGTCCTAAAGGTGACTTAGGCCCTACTGGCCCTACTGGCCCACAGGGTGCTCAGGGTAAGGGTGGCGATAAAGGAGAGAAAGGCCAAGATGGTCCTACTGGAGCACAAGGTCCCAAAGGAGACGTTGGTCCCAAAGGGGAAGTTGGTGCCAAGGGAACCACTGGTGCTAAGGGCACTACTGGCGCGACTGGCCCTAAAGGCGACTTAGGCCCTACTGGTCCTACTGGTCCTATTGGCCCTACTGGTCCCAAAGGAGATACTGGAGCCAAAGGAGATACTGGTGCCAAGGGAGCCACTGGCCCTACTGGTCCTACTGGTCCTCAAGGCGCTCAAGGTAAAGGCGGTGACAAAGGCGAGAAAGGTCAAGATGGTCCTACTGGAGCACAAGGTCCTAAAGGAGATGTTGGGCCCAAAGGAGAAGTTGGTGCTAAAGGCGCCACTGGTGCGACTGGTCCTAAGGGTGACTTAGGCCCTACTGGTCCTACTGGCCCTACTGGTCCTAAAGGAGATACTGGCGCCAAAGGAGATACTGGTGCCAAGGGCGCTACTGGTCCTACTGGCCCTCTAGGCCCTCAAGGCCCTATTGGCCCCACTGGTCCTAAAGGAGATGCCGGCGCTAAGGGTACTGCTGGGGCTAAAGGTGCTACTGGTCCCAAAGGTGACTTAGGTCCCCAGGGTGCCCAAGGTAAAGGTGGTGACAAAGGAGAGAAGGGCCAAGATGGCCCTACTGGAGCACAAGGTCCTACTGGTCCTACTGGTCCTAAAGGAGATACTGGCGCCAAGGGAACCACTGGCGCCAAGGGTGCTACTGGTCCTACTGGCCCTACTGGTCCTACTGGCCCTCTAGGCCCTCAAGGCCCTACTGGTCCTACCGGTCCTAAAGGAGATGCTGGTGCCAAAGGTGCCACTGGTCCTACTGGCCCTACTGGTCCTCAAGGTGCTCAAGGTAAAGGCGGAGACAAAGGCGAGAAAGGTCAAGATGGCCCTACTGGCCCTCAAGGTCCCACTGGTGCTAAAGGAGCTACTGGTGCCAAGGGTAATACTGGAGCACAAGGCCCTACTGGACCTCAAGGTGCTCAAGGCGCAAAAGGTAACACTGGAGCACAAGGTCCTCAAGGTGCTCAGGGTGCTAAGGGTGCTCAAGGCGCTCAAGGCGCTACTGGACCTAAGGGTGACTTAGGTCCTACTGGACCTACTGGTCCTCAAGGTGCCCAGGGCAAAGGTGGTGACAAAGGAGAGAAGGGTCAAGAGGGCCCTCTAGGTCCTCAAGGCCCTCAAGGTCCTACTGGTGCCAAGGGTAATACTGGAGCACAAGGTCCCACTGGCCCTCAAGGAGCTCAAGGCGCAAAGGGTAATACTGGAGCACAAGGTCCTCAAGGCGCTCAGGGTGCTCAAGGCGCTCAGGGTGCTACTGGACCTAAGGGTGACTTAGGTCCCACTGGTCCTACTGGTCCTTTAGGCCCTCAAGGTCCTATTGGCCCTACTGGTCCTACTGGTGCCAAGGGTAATACTGGAGCACAAGGTCCCACTGGTCCTACTGGTCCTCAAGGTGCTCAGGGTAAGGGTGGCGACAAGGGAGAGAAAGGTCAAGATGGCCCCACTGGTCCGCAAGGAGCACAAGGTCCTACTGGTGCCAAGGGTAATACTGGAGCACAAGGCCCTACTGGACCTCAAGGTGCTCAAGGCGCAAAGGGTAACACTGGAGCTCAAGGCCCTACTGGACCTACTGGCCCTACTGGTCCTAAAGGAGATGCTGGTGCTAAAGGCGCTACTGGCGCTCAAGGCCCTCAAGGAGCACAAGGTCCTACTGGTGCTAAGGGTAACACTGGAGCTCAAGGCGCTACTGGTCCTACTGGTCCTAAAGGAGATTTAGGTCCTACTGGTCCTACTGGTCCTTTGGGCCCTCAAGGTCCTATTGGCCCTACTGGTCCTACTGGTGCCAAGGGTAATACTGGAGCACAAGGTCCTACTGGCCCTACTGGCCCTCAAGGTGCCCAAGGTAAAGGTGGTGACAAAGGAGAGAAAGGTCAAGAAGGACCCCTAGGCCCTCAAGGCCCTCAAGGTCCTACTGGTGCCAAGGGTAATACTGGAGCACAAGGCCCTACTGGTCCTACTGGTCCTCTGGGACCTCAAGGTCCTCAAGGCGCAAAAGGTAACACTGGAGCTCAAGGTCCTCAGGGTGCTCAAGGCCCTAAGGGCGACTTAGGTCCCACTGGTCCTACTGGTCCTTTAGGCCCTCAAGGTCCTATTGGCCCTACTGGTCCTACTGGTGCTAAGGGTAACACTGGAGCACAAGGTCCTCAAGGCGCTCAGGGTGCTCAAGGCGCTCAAGGCGCTACTGGACCTAAGGGTGACTTAGGTCCTACTGGACCTACTGGTCCTCAAGGTGCCCAGGGCAAAGGTGGTGACAAAGGAGAGAAAGGTCAAGAGGGCCCTCTAGGCCCTCAAGGCCCTCAAGGTCCTACTGGTCCCAAGGGTAACACTGGCGCTCAAGGTCCTGCTGGCCCTACTGGTCCTCTGGGACCTCAAGGTCCTACTGGTGCCAAGGGTAATACTGGAGCACAAGGTCCTACTGGTCCTACTGGTCCTCTGGGACCTCAAGGTCCTCAAGGCGCAAAAGGTAACACTGGAGCTCAAGGTCCTCAGGGTGCTCAAGGCCCTAAGGGTGACTTAGGTCCCACTGGTCCTACTGGTCCTTTAGGCCCTCAAGGTCCTATTGGCCCTACTGGTCCTACTGGTGCCAAGGGCAATACTGGAGCGCAAGGTCCTGCTGGACCCACTGGTCCCCTAGGCCCTCAAGGTCCTGCTGGCCCTACGGGTCCTCAAGGTGCTCAGGGTGCGAAAGGTAACACTGGAGCACAAGGTGCTCAAGGTGCTCAAGGCCCTATTGGTCCTACTGGCCCTACTGGTGCCAAGGGTAACACTGGCGCTCAAGGCCCTACTGGTCCTACTGGTCCTCAAGGTGCCCAGGGCAAAGGTGGTGACAAAGGAGAGAAGGGTCAAGAGGGCCCTCTAGGTCCTCAGGGTCCCACTGGTCCTACTGGTCCTTTGGGCCCTCAAGGTCCTGCTGGCCCTACTGGTCCTCAAGGTGCTCAAGGCGCAAAAGGTAATACTGGAGCACAAGGTGCTCAAGGCGCTCAGGGTGCTCAAGGTCCTGCTGGTCCTACTGGTCCTCTAGGCCCTCAAGGTCCTACTGGTCCTACTGGTGCTAAGGGTAACACTGGCGCACAAGGCCCTGCTGGACCTACTGGTCCTCTGGGCCCTCAAGGTCCTGCTGGTCCTCAAGGTCCTGCTGGCGCTAAGGGTAACACTGGAGCACAAGGCCCTGCTGGACCTACTGGTCCTCTAGGCCCTCAAGGTCCTGCTGGTCCGCAAGGAGCAAAGGGTAATACTGGAGCACAAGGCCCTGCCGGACCTACTGGTCCGCAAGGTGCTCAAGGTAAAGGTGGTGACAAAGGAGAGAAAGGTCAAGAAGGACCTCTAGGCCCTCAAGGCCCCACTGGTCCTAAGGGTAATACTGGAGCACAAGGTCCGGCTGGACCTACTGGTCCTCAAGGTGCCAAGGGTAACACTGGCGCACAGGGTCCTACTGGTGCAACTGGTGCTAAAGGCTCTACTGGTCCTACTGGAGCAGGTTCATTCACTGCTGCGGGGGCCGTGGGTATGTTTACTAGCGTTCCAGATGACTCCGGATTCACCGGACCGGAGGGATGGATAACATTCACCATAAGCGGTACTTCATACGCAGTCCCCGCATGGAAATAACAGACCATACGTGATAAATAAGGGCGCCCCAAAAGGCGCCCTATTTGTTTTGTGTAAGCTAAATGCCTATATTTGATGACTAAATTGAATTGACATGATGCTAAATGCTTTCATCGTAGACGGATTCTACGACAATCCAGATGAGGTACGTGCATTTGCCCTAGGCCAAGAGTTCAACGTAACTGGTAATTTTCCAGGTGCTAGGACGAAAAGCTTTTCTAATCAAAGCATCTTCGATACCCTTCAATCAATAGTAGGGCCTCAAGCGGGTAAAATTGATTATTATCCAGAGAACTACAACGGAGCATACCAGATAACAACAGCTAAAGACCGTTCTTGGATACACGCAGATATTGGGACAAAGTGGGCCGGCATCGTTTACCTAACCCCTAATGCTCCATTATCTAGTGGCACTGGGTTCTTTAGACATAAGGACTCTGGACTAACATGGTCTGCTGACGGACAGGGAGATTGGAATGCAGACTCTCAGGACATGACCAAGTGGGATTTGACAGCATCCATAGGGAACATGTACAACCGATTGATATTGTACCGCGGTAAGCAGTTTCACTCGTCTCTTGATTATTTCGGCAACAGCTTAGAAAACGGGAGACTGTTCCAGACATTTTTCTTTTCAACCGAGGAATGAACGTAGTCTTTCACGTTGGTTACTACGCCACACCTTGGAACGCAACTGCTGGAATCCCCGGAGGGACAGAGCAGTGCATTGTAAACCTATCAAAACAGCTGGGCCTACTCGGTCATAATGTCTACATATATGGCAATGTATTAGAAGAAGAAATTAAATTTTCATCCGGCTCTGTTTCATTCCTGTCGCTTGGCTCTAAGGCCAAGCTCCCTGAGCTCATTGATATTCTTGTTGGAGTGTCGTATTTACACTATCTAAAATATTTCCCCCAACAAAAGGTCGGCTCAAGAATATTTTGGCTACACAACGAGGAACCATTTTTTTGGTTTGAAGGCCAAAAAATGTCTGATGCCGACATTGAATATGCCTTTGAAAATACTGACTTATTTGTCTGCCTTACTGATTGGCATAAATCTGATTTTCAGAAAAGACACCCTAAGACTATTGGAAAAATCAAAGTCATTGGGAATGGAATAGATGAGCAAAAAATACACAAGACAACTCAAAAGGAAAAAAACTCCTATGTGTATACGTCTCACG